CGCTTCGTAGTAATCCGCCACCGCCTGCTCCAGCAGGATGCCGCGGTGCGCCGCTGCTCCGACTGGGGCTGACTCGACGTAGCCGAGTTTCTCCGCCCAGAGGCGGTATGGCGTCTTGTAGGGCGAGTGCCCCGCAATGACCGAGGCGTCCGTGGCCGTGATCCCATCCTTTCGGAGCGCGTGCCACTCGGGGCTCCGCTGCTCCGCTTTTACGAACTCGTACTGCTTACTCATTTGCCCTCCCCTTTCTTTCTGTCTTTCTTGGCCCAGCCGTCCCCGACGAAAACGGAAGCAGCCGGCGTGTAAAGCAGGCGCATCCAACGCCCGCACTTTTCGCAGCGCGGCGTGTAGGTGTTATGGATCGAGTGCGTGTGCTCCTCCCGTGCGCCGCACTCGCCGCAGCGGTACTCGTAGACGGGCATTGGGCCCTCTCTCAGTTCGCTGCCGCCAAGAGCGCCCCCGCTGCGATGACTGCGATGCTGATCGCAATCGTCGCCCGGTTGCGCGCCTGGTTGCGCTTCCCGCGGATGGTGCTCTTCGCGCCAAGCCCGCGGAGGTCCGTGATCGTCGCTGGTTGCGTGCTCCTGTCGAGTCTCATCGCATTGACCCGAGCGCGAGGAGCAGCACCATCGCTGCGATGAACGTTGCGACCGTGGCCGCTTCCTGGAGCGTCTTCACTTGATCCTCCTTTCGCAGGCTTTGCAGACCCGCGTGTAGATGTTGTCGTTGTCCGCTGGCACTTCGATCCGCTTCTGGCAGTTCCAGCAGCGGCGTGTCTTCGTTGCGCTCATCGTCCCTCTCCCTTCACAAATGTTCCGGTCTCTGCGCTTAGGTGCGCATCGACCGTTGCGGGTCGGAACCCGAGGCCCTTCGCGCGCTCGGCTTCGCGGTCAGTCCGATCCAGGTCGATCGCCATCCCGATGTACCGCTCGCACTCTCGGAGCGTTTCAATCGCGGCGCTGACTTCCTTCGCCAGGTCCGCATCGATGCGCTCGAGGTACTCGTGTGCCGTCTCTGCGCGGTCCGCTGCCCGGCTGAGTTCGCGCTTTGTGTTCATCGCCCTGATCAGGTTCTCGACTGTGATCTTCACTTTTTTCTCCTCTTCCAGGTCCCCGCGTCTGCGAGGTTTCCTCCCTGGTAGGGGTAGCGTAAACGGTCCCAGTCCGTCCCGTCAAGCCCCTAGTTTTGGGCTGGCGGGCTGGGCGCCCCTGCGCCCCGGGTGGGGGTCACGGTGTCTCAGGGTATGGGCCCTTTTGGGGCGTTTTTGGCAGGTATCCCCAGGTGGTCCCAGGTAGGGGCGGCTTTTTGGCGTTTTCCCCCAGGTAGCCCCACAATGCCCCAGGTATTCCGCCCCTTTTGGGGCTTTTGCCCAGGTGCTCTCAGGTATTCCCAGGTATTTTCGGCTTTTTGGCGCTTTTAGCCGCTTTTCGCCACTACGCCCACTACCAAACTGCCCGCTCTGGGCGTTCGTGTGGTCCTCTCTGGCGGGCTTAGCCCCCCAGCCTGGAGGAGGTCAGGCTGGGGGGTCGCTGGCTGGGCCAGCGGCGTCATCGTCCTCTTCGATCAAGCCTAGCACCGTGGCGATGCATTCCTGGCAAAGCCCGAAGCCGACCACCGCGGTGTGGCCGGTTGCGAGCGTCACGGGTTCCTCCGCGAACTTGAACGTGCGCGCCTGGTCTCCGCAAACGGAACACCAGCCGAGCGGCGGCGGTTCGTTGCGCTCGTGGACGAAAGGCACTAGCGCAGGCGGATCAAATACTCAGCGCTGACTTCGCCCTCCGCGTCAAAGAACATCAGCCACTGGCCCGGTTCCCCGCTGGCGCCGACGACTTCCTGCGCGAAGCGGTTACTCGACTCAAGCGAAGGGCTGCACCACGTGGTGATCTTCCCGTCCGCCAAAACGAGGCGCGCGGGTTGATGCCAGTGCCCGAACCAGAGATGCGTGAACGGTGCGACGCTCAAGCGCCAGCCGCTGGCTTTCTTGGCGACGCCGTACCACGGCATTCCGAGTCCGCCCCTGAACTGGTCGCCGTGGACAATCATTCCGAGTTTCCCGCCCGGAAGTTCCAGCGTGTCGTACCAATGGCGCCCGCCAACGGTGAGGCTTTCCTTCCACTGCACGCGCTTCTCGCCTGCGACGAGTTGGCGCGCGATGTTGTAGAGGATCGCGTCGCTGTTGGACTCCGGGCTGTGATCGCTGAAGCGTCCCAGCCGTCCGTGGTTACCGATTGCGCCGTAGACTTTGACGGTCGGAAAGATCGCCGCCATCGTTCGCACGAAGCCTGCGAGGATTTCCGCGCCCTTGAAGATTTGAACGTAAAGTCCGCCCGCTTCAACTTCGTAAGCCTGGCCCGGGAAGATATTGCCGTCGCTCTCGACGAGGTCTCCCGTGAGCAAGATGTTCACTTCGTCGACCGGGTGGTCCTTTCGCTGAATCTCAACGACCCGCTTGACTTTCTTGGCGAGCAGCGCGATGCGCTTCGCTGCGACATCGATGTCGTAGTCCGCGCTCTTTTTCCCTAACTGCCAATCACTAAGTTGCACCACGGCAACTTCGCGCTTCCCCTTCCGCGTGTCCGGCTTTGGGGCTGGCACTGGCGCGATCTTCATTCCCAGCGCGGCGTCTTTCGCCGCGCGGTAGACCGCTTCTACGAGTTCCTCCGTCTGGCGCTCCTTTTTCGCAAGGGTGCGCAGGACCCGATTGTGGGCCGCTTTGAGTTCCGCGAGTTCGTCGTGCTCCTGGAATTCTTTATAGTCGCTCATTCGATTTCCCTCCTGCAGTAGCATTCGCGCCTTCTATGGCGCTTGATTGTCTCAACGCAAACCGGCACGCCCCGCTGTTCAAGCCAGCGGAAAATGGACGAGCCTGTGACTTCTGGCGCCCCTAGCGCAGCCCGAAGGCTGGCGAGGTCCGCTTCGTTTAACTTGGGCGCGTAAAGGGCGCACCGTGGCCCCTTCCGTTTAGGTTCCATCCCTCTCCCCTCTTTGGCGCGGCTACACGCCTGTAGGAATCCTGACGGGTCAGTTAGCCAGCGTCAAGCCCCTAGTTTGGCGCGGTAGACGGCGGCTTCCACCGCGTTGCCGATCGCTTCCTCATCAAGCGTGATCCCGCGCTTGGCGCATTCCGCCCGGACGAGGGCGATGGCGGCGGCTTTCTTTTCCTCTCCCGCTTTGGAGTTGAGCGTCTGGTTGATCGCTGCCACGGTGGAGGCTGCGATCTGCTCGACGAGGGCGTAGTGCTCCGCGGCGAGGCGGGCTTTGAGGTAGTTGATCACCGAATTGGCGAGCCAGCCGAGGGCGCCGATCGCAACCGGGACGAGCGCGACGATGAGCGCGTTGATGATGTCGCTGGTGAGGCTTTCCATTTGTCTCCTACTTTCTGTGGACTAGGACCATCGCTGGCGGTGTGGGGAAGCCTGCCGCTCCCTTTGAGTCTCGTAGCGTGCGGACTTCTTCGGGCGTTGCGTTGCGCCCCGGCTTTCCTTCCTGCATTGTAGGGCAGGCGTATTGCCATCCGGTTCCTTCCCAGACGAGGACGATGTAGTGGCCGTAGGTGGCCAGCGGTTGCTTCCGCCAATAGTCCCGCTGCCACTTGGATCGCAGCCCCTCGGGGACGCTCTTCTGGCTTGCCTGAATATTGAGGATGAGCGCCGCTCCATTTTTGACTTGATTCGAGGCTTCGCTCCAGTCGTAGACGTTGCGCGCGTGCAGCCCCAGGAGGTTCCCCGCTTTGGCAAGTTCCCGCGCGCTCGTGCCCTCCGCCCCGGTGGGCGTATCAACGCGCCCCGCCTGGGCGCAGGCTTTGTGGGCTTGCTTTGTGGTGGTGGGGAGCCCGAGGTAAGTGGCAGCGGTGGCGAGGCTTGCCGGTCCGCAGTCATCCATCGCTTTGACGCCGAGGCGCTCGGCCAGTCCTAGTTGCGATCGGACGGTGAGCATCACTTGCCCTGTCCTGCGAACCAGGCCGTGAGCCCTCCGAGTCCTGAAACGCCAAGCAGAGCAATTACAAACTTGGCAAGGCGGTAGGCACCGCGTGTCTCGGCCAGTTCGAGTTTAATGGTGCCGAGGTCCCTTTCGATGCGGTCCAGCCGCTGGAGGATTTCATCGTTGCGGCTGTTCTGTGTTGCCATTAGATTTCAGGCTCCGGTTGCGGCTCAGGCAGAGGCTCTGGCAGAGGCTCCGGTGCTGGCGGTGGTGTGAACTCCCCAGCAGTATACGAGCCGCCAATCCACACGGGCTGCTCATCGCCCACAGGGATGACCTGCGTTGCGCCAAAGAGTATGGCGTAGTCGCTCAGAAACTGACTGAGTTGCTTGTCCGTCAGCGCGCCAGTGATGACATTGACCACGATGCCGTCAGCGTTCAGGAATGCATAGTTCATTGGCTGCTCCTTATGCGATGTAGGCGATGATGACAAAGCCGCCGCGCCCTGCGCCGCCAGCGCCGCCAGTTGCCGTGAGAATGCTGCGGTCATAGAAGCCAGTGTTGCCGCAGAGAATGACTGCGCCGCCGCCACTGCCACCGCCGCTTCCATAGTAGCCAGCCGTTCCTCCTGCTCCGCCAGTTGCGGTAATGGTGACTGTGCCGCCAGTCAGCGCCGTTCCTTGCACTGCCACTGCTGCCCCTCTGCCGCCTCCTCCGCCGCCGCTGTTTACCGTTGGGTCGCCTGCCGTTCCGTTGCTCGCTTGCAGCAAAGTTGGTGAGAGCGCGGTGCCAATCGCCACGCACTTCGCACCGCCGCCGCCTGCTCCAGCGCCAATGAGTCCTGCGGCTGGAGTTGTGCCAGCAGCAGGGGTGCCGATAGATGTCGTGGTATTTGCTGTTCCAGATTTCGTGAACTCACCAGCCGCGCCAGCGCCACCTGCGAGCGGCCCTGTGGTGAACGGCACGATGGTGATAGCCGTGCCAAAGGCGGCAGAGCCTGGCGCTGGCGAGATGCTGCTTGCTGCTGTGCCGCTCGCAGTGTCAAGTGCGCTGATGCCGCCCACGATGGCAGTGCCAGTTGCGCCAAAGATGATGGTGGTCTGCGTTGAAGCGCCTGTATCAGCCGTGCCGCCGTTGGCAGTCAGGTATGACCCAAAGGTGCTTGCACCACCAGCAGCACCTGTGAGCGCCGTCCCAGGCACCGTGCCTGTCGTCGTGCCAGCAGGCTTGCTTGATGTCCCTCCTGCGCCACCAGCCCCGCCTGCGCCTACGCCGATGCTGATGCTCGCCTGGTCTCCGACATACACATTGGTCACATACGCCCAGCGCCCAGAGTTGCCCCCGCGCCCACCGCTTATTTCGCCGTTGCCTGCGATGGTGGTGCCGCCAGCCGTCGCTGGTGCGTGTTCCTTCACCATTGAGTGTCCACCCCAGCCGCCTGCACCACCGCCAACTGCAACCACCGCCACAAGAGTCTCAACGCCAGTTGGTCGCGTCCAAGTGTCATTTGCCGTAAAAGTTTCCGTGACCAAAAAACTTTGCGCGCCGCCGCCTGCGCCCTGCGAAGTCTGCAAGAGCAGCGTGTTGATGTCCACGCTGATTCCGCTGGTCACTGCCTGCGTGGTGACTAGGCTGAACTTCAAGTCCACATACGCCGCCGAGATTCCAACGGCTGCCGTGCCTGCCGTCGTAAAACCGGTGATGCTGCTGATGGTGCCGTTGTCGTAGACCGTGCCGATTGGCTGCGTGCTGATGGCTGAGCCTGCGTGGTCGTAGTAGGTCGCATCGAGTTTCACATAGAACTGGCTGGTGCCTGCGTAGGTTCCAACCTTCTCTAGCGTGGCGATGGCCTTCTGGCGCAGGGAGAGATTGTCGTCCGAGATGACCGCCGAGCGCGTGCTGACCGAGTAGGTCGATGTGCCTGCCGCCGTCCCTGGAGTCAGTCGCAGCGCGGTTGTGTTGGTGGTCTCGTCGTAGACGATGAACGACTTGACTTCGCCCTCGCTTTCGTCAGTGTCCACCTGCCAGTACGGGAGCGGGTTGTCGAAGTTGTTGATCTCTGCCTCAGCAGCCGTGCCGATGACAGGCGGCAGGAGATTGAACGTTCCGTTTGGAAGTCCGAAGAGCGTTTGAGCGAGCGGCGCAGCGCCGAGCGGGAACTGCCCGAATGAGTTATTCGCGCTGATGATTGCGTTGCCGTTTTGATCAACGACTCCACCTGTCGTCGTCGCTGCGGGTGAACGGTCGGAGCCAAACTGCACGCCCATTGGTTATCCCTTCTTTTGCAGCACTGCGGTCAGCGTGTTCGGTGGTCGTCGGTTGAAGGTGATTAGGATACGAGATGTGAAGGAGCCTGGCTCAAGCGACCAGTCCACTGCCTCAATCCGGTATTTGCCAGTCACGCCCAGTTCGGCGCACTCGATGTCGACCCACTGCCCAGGCTTCCACCCAGTCACCAGCGCAAAGGTAGACGC